TACAGATATTATGGTAATCAACTATCTGTATCGAACCCCGGATTACTGGTAGATATTTATCTCAAACCATCCAAATACGTTTTAGAAATAGAAGCCCGAACATTGCCTATGAATAATATTTATAACGATGCGTTTTTATACAGAAGAATCGTTATTAAAAACAAAAAGAACCACTCTATAAAAGATTTTAAACAAAAATCGAAATATAAAATCAACACTAATACATTTACCAAAATCAAGATGGAGTTTGAGGTGCCCTACTGTTATGACGAATTGGAAATCAACAATGAACGCAAGGGGTGGTCTGTTCTGCAGTGCGGTATTATATTTAACGATCCCAAAAATATGTTAAAACACGGACACGTCGAAATTAAAAACGTTTGTCTTATGGATGTCGGGGCGATTCAACAAGCGGAAATGCCGCCACTAGAACATAACACAACTATGTTTTCTTATAATGATTTACCGAATCATTTAGAAACAAAAGTTGCGCAATTAGAGACAAAAGTTGCTGAGTTGGAGTCTATGTTAAATTACAATATTGAAAACTTTTCAAAAAAACTAGACCAGTTAACAAATGAACCAATTCAACCGGTGAATGATTTATGGGAGCCAATATATGATACGGAAGGTAATTTGTATTATTTAAATAAATCAACCAATGAAAGTGCGTGGGATTTGCCCCCTGGTGCAAAAATAAGCAACAAAAAAACTGTTCCCCCTCTTCCACCGCGTTCTACGAGCCCAATTACTGTTTCCGGTGATACCGCTGATATAGACGATGACGACTATTTAACGGAACACTTTAACAACGAAATAGTACCCGATTTATTTACCTTGGTAAATCCAAGATCGAAGCACTCAACTGATTTTTTATCAGATAACCATACTCACGCCAAAGTACACCCAAGTGTAAGCGATATCATGGGTTCAAGTATGCGGTTAACGGAAGTAGAAGTTTATGAACCGCCTTCCCCGACAAAATCATTGTCTCCAAAAAAATCAAAAAAATCAAATAAATTAATTGAACCTTCTTATGAAGAGCAAATAAGACGAGCACTAATAGAATCTATGGCTAGTGGATAAATAATATTAGTATATAGCTAATGGATTTTATATTATTTAAAAAAATAATATTAAATATCAAATGGAAAATGAAACTATTACCATCATTCCTAATAAACCTTGTGAAATCGAAACTAGATTTGATTTTTTATTTAATAACAATTGCAATTTATGTGGAAATAAAACCACGAAGCAGGATACTTTTTATCGTTTGACTTTTAAATACTGCTCGTCGAAATGCGTTCAAGATCATAGGAAATCGTTGGAAAAGGTAAACACTAATCCCAAAGATTGATTATATTGAACTTTCTTGTGCTATGCTTTCAACAGGTAAGTATACTTCCTTCTCCAAAGAAACTCCATTTAAAAACGGCAAGTTATAGTCGGATGAAAAATCACACGGACGCATGATACTCCAATCTGTCTCGGCAGGAAGTAACCCCAATTTCGTATACACATATCCAACCAACGCCGAACACCAGAATCTGTCTGTTTTTTGTGGATCAGGGTCTTTTTGTATTAGAGCTTCAACCCAATCTTTTGGAACAAAATCATAAGGCTTGTTGTGAACAACATTATGGATTTCTTTTAAAGTATCATCTGAGAATACCGGTTTATTTTTCAGTTTTCGATAATATAAATCATCAGTATTTCGCCGGTAAGCATCTTTAATAGCCGTTTCGAGGTCTACAATTTCAACACCAATTTTAAATTCGTCGTTTTCGGCATCACGACAATGTTCGTCACTTGATTCCCAAAAATATAAACCCACCATTTTAGGATCCGTGAATGAGGGGTCTTTTAAAACGATACCAACGTGTGAATAATCACTACGCGTAAAGAATTGAATTGCTTTCCCAAACCAGCCTTTTTTACAATGATACAGAATGAGATCACCAGTTTCTAGAGTATCCATTTATAATTAGTTTATAAATAATTATTTAAATTTTAATTATATATTAAACTATGGCGCTAGACATTGATGATTATTTAAGCGTAATCAAAACAACCACACTGACTTCGATTGATTTGGTGATTGTATATGATAATAAAATACTAATGGGATATAGAAATAATAACCCAGCGCGCGATCATTGGTTTGTTCCTGGGTGCAGAACAAGAAAAAACGAGACGCAACTACAAGGTATGCAACGAGTAGCAAACTCCGAATTAGGTATAGATATTGATACAAGCAAGTTAAAATTATTAGGTGTATATGATCATTTATATGATTGTAATTTTAAAAATGATGATTTTGGAACACATTATGTGGTGGCAGCATATATGCTTATATTAGAACAAAAACCTACTATAACCGGGGATGATCAACACGAAAAACTAGACTGGTTTTTAATAAATGAAATAGAAGAAAACGATAGTATTCATCAATATACTAAAAATTATGTAAAACCGGTTTTAGACTATTTAAAAGGGTAAATATAAAATAAAATGCGTATAATTATTTAAAATTTTAAATACTCCATTAAATATGGAGTTTTTAAATAACCGTCACGTATATGAGGACGAATCGAATTATGTTGGTGAAATGAAAGACGGAAAACGACACGGGGAGGGAACATTGACTGCTTTAAATGGTGATACATACACTGGATCTTGGATAAATGATAAGCGACATGGTAAAGGTGTGGAGAAATGGTCACTAGGAAGAAAATACGAGGGTGAATATAAAAATGATATGAAAGACGGAAAGGGAGTTTTTACATTTATTGGATATTCTACTTATGATGGTGAATGGAAAGAAGATAAAAAACACGGTTCGGCAATATGGACTACTATTGATGGTTATCCTAGGAAAGGAAAATGGGTAAATGATGTTCGTCTTAAAAAAGATGATATGTAAAATATAAAAGGATAAAAAGAAATTTTTATTATTTTATATATAATGAATGAACCACAACCGGAGATTAGTACTCGAAGACGTGATAATATTGAACGAAGCATTAATATTTGCGTATTTTTGATGGTGTATATTTTTTTGAATTTTTTGTTTTATAAACATATTATTATTATTAATAGTACTATAGGGGTTATTTTTATTTGTTTTGGGTGTGGTGTGTATTGTTATATAAGAAAAGTGAGTGACGACGTCAACGATGAAACGAATAGCAGTAATGAATATGATAGTAGCGATGATTCTAGCAGTAGCAGCGAACTTGACACACCCACATCGGCAGATAGCATAGAGGTTAATATACCAGCAGTCGACGTACCAACTATAACCGCCACCCCCATTGAGCCACACGAGTTTTATTCACCAGATGCACTAGTCGTTGGACTCGAACAATTATAAAGATTAGTGTAATATAAATTCTGGAATTAGTTTTTTCGGATAAAATTTACAAGTGACCATACAATCACACTTAAATGCTCCGGGAGGATCTACCTTTTTAGGTATCATTGTATATGCATTTAAATGACAAATAGAAGGTTTCCACGCATCTGTACGAATATGATATCCAATTACAGTCTGCATATTTTTAATAATATTTAACACTGGTGACATTATAATATAATAAATATATCTCTTTATTATATATTAATGAATGAAATAGGCAAAATATATGAAAAACCTTGGGGTTGCTATAGAACCATAGAGCAAAAAGAAAACTATCAAATTAAACATATAACGGTAAAACCAAGAAAAAGATTATCATTACAATATCATTTTAAGAGAGATGAACATTGGACAATTATAAAAGGAAAAGGCGTTGCTCAATTAAATGATACACCAATTGAATTAGGAATAAATGATACAATATTTATACCAAAAGAATCAAAACACAGAATGACTAACAATACAGATGAATCCGTAGAATTTATTGAAATTCAAATTGGAGATTATTTAGGTGAAGACGATATAGTTAGACTAGAAGATGATTTTGGTAGAGTTTAATATAGAATTTGCTAATCGTAATTATATATATTAAAAAAAATAAAAATATTATAATTTAATATGACAAATATTATATGGTTTTCAGATTGTAATTATAAAAATAAATGTTTAGTTGGGGGTAAAAATGCTTCATTAGGCGAATTATATATACTATCACAAAATATGAATTTTAATATTTCAAATGGATTTGCAATAACAACTAATTTATATAATAATTTTTTAGTTAATAATAATATAAAAAATATTATAGAAGATATAATTCTAGATATAAATACATCTAATATTGACGATATAGATATTATATCTAATAAAATAAAAAACTTAATAATTAAGTCTTCTTTTAATGATGAACAAATAAAATTAATTACAGATAACTATAGAATGTTATCTACTTTATATAACTTAGAAAATGTTAATGTTGCGGTAAGATCATCAGCTATTGCAGAAGATATGCCAAATGCATCATTTGCTGGACAACACGATACTTATTTAAATATATCTGATATCGATAATTTATTATTTAGTATTAAAAATTGTTTTGCATCGCTATTTAATAGCAATGCTATATCGTATAGAAAAACACATAATATAACTATAGATCAAGTTCAAATATCTGTTGGTATACAAAAAATGATAAGATCTGATATAGGTTCGGCTGGCGTTTCTTTTTCAATTGATCCTGAAACAGGATATAATAAATCTATTGTAATCACTTCAGCTTTTGGATTAGGAGAATTAGTTGTAAATGGTGGTATAAAACCGGATGAATTTATATTAGATAAAAGAACATTATCGATTATTGGAAGTGATCCTATTATAATGAAAAAGATTGGTAATAAAAAAAACAAAATAATTTATAATAAAAATAATGGTATACAAGAAATACAAACAAATTTGATTGAAAAAAATAATTTTAGTTTATCTAATACTCAAATAATTGAACTCGGAAGAATAATACTATTACTAGAAGATAATTATAAAAAAATATTTAAAAGTGATATAGGTATTGATGTTGAATGGGCATTAGATGGTATTGATAATAAATTATATATAATTCAGACACGCCCTGAAACAGTACATTCAAATAATACAAATAATATATTGGTTCAATATAAATTAAAAAATAAAGGCGATATATTATTAAAAGGTATTTCAGTTGGTGATAAAATATCAAATGGAAAAATTAAAAAACTAAATAATATTAGTGAACATAAATGCTTTAACGAAGGTGATATATTAGTTACAGATATTACTACACCTGATTGGGAACCTATAATGAAAATATCAAATGGTATAGTTACAAATAAAGGAGGTAGAACGTGTCATGCTGCTATTGTAGCTAGAGAATTGCAAATAAATGCAATCGTAGGAACCGGAGATGCAACAAAAGTATTAAATAATAATCAAGATGTTACATTATCTTGTATTGAAGGTGAAGGAATTATTTATAAGGATAAAATAGATTTTGAAAGAGAAGAATATATTATAGATACATCTCAAAAATTACCTGTTAAATTAATGTTAAATGTTGGTTCACCTGATTCTGCTTTTTCGGCAAGTTTACTACCAAATAAAGGAGTTGGATTAGCAAGACTAGAATTTATTATTACTAATTATATTAAAATACACCCAATTGCGTTATGTAATTATCCTAATATCCGTGAAGATATTAAGAATAAAATATATAATATTATAGGTAATCATGATAATGGTAAATGGTATTTTATTAAAAGATTAGCACGGGGTATTAGTCAAATAGCATCTGCGTTTTATCCCAATGATGTAATTGTTCGTTTATCTGATTTTAAATCTAATGAATATAAAAATCTAATAGGAGGAGAACTATATGAGCCAAATGAAGAAAACCCAATGATAGGGTGGAGAGGTGCATCCAGATATTATTCTGAAAAATATAAGAAAGGTTTTGAATTAGAATGTGAAGCTATAAAATATGCTCGGAATATTATGAAAATGGATAATATTATTGTAATGATTCCTTTTTGTAGAACACCCGAAGAATGTGAAAGAGTTACAACTATAATGAGTAACTATGGTTTAAAGCGTGGAGAAAATGGTCTTAAATTGTATTTAATGTGTGAAATACCTAGTAATGTAATAGAAGCAGATAATTTTAGTCAGTATATAGATGGTGTATCAATTGGAGGTAATGATTTATTACAATTAACATTAGGGGTTGATAGAGATTCTGAAATGGTATCATCATTAAGTAATGATAAAAATGTTAGTTATAGAAGAATGATAACCAAAGCAATTAAAGACTATAAACAAAATAATATTAAGGTTGGCTTTTGTGGACAACAACCATCTGATAGTATAGAATTCTGTAATTTCTTAATAAATGAAGGTATAGATTCCATATCGGTTACTCCAGATTCAGTATTAAAAATAATATCCCAATTAGCATCTAATTAATATATTTAAATAAATATTATTAATTATATTATGAATGAAGAAAAGGAATCCAAGTCTCCCCAGACAACTATTTCAATACACGATCAAATAGATATTAAAGAGGTAGATTCCGAGAAATCAAATAAATGTAAAAAATGCAAAAAATATAATATCACTTTTAAACAATCTTTTGATACTATATTTACTGTCACCTTCGGCTCGTCTTGTATTATACTTTTAATTGTATTATCATCGGATTTAAAACCTGATATGTTACCTTTTAAAATTGTTCCTATCGAATTTAATAAACCTACCAATGCAATTA